GCATTTATCGAGGGGTGGTAGACATTACGGTGTAATTCATTGTAGAACCATGGACAATCCGGCCAATATTGTTGGCTTTAAGACTGGCCACGCGCTAGTTGATGAGCTGGATATCATGTCAACGGACAAGGCCGAACAGGCGTGGAACAAGATTGTTGCGCGCATGAGGTACAAGGTTGATGGCGTGAAGAATGGCGTTGACGTAACAACCACGCCCGAAGGTTTTAAGTTCACGTACAAGAAGTTTAAAAAAGACCCGTCTAAATCTTACGGCATGATTCAAGCGTCAACCTATCAGAACGAGAAGAATCTCCCTGATGATTATATACCGACGCTTAGGGAGACATACCCAGAGCAGCTAATAGAGGCCTATCTCAACGGCGAATTTGTCAACCTAACAAGCGGCACGGTTTACAATAACTACGACAGAAAGCACAACTACACAGCGCGCAGACATGACGGCAAAGAACCTGTTTATATCGGCATGGATTTCAACGTTGGGCAGATGGCGGCTGTAGTGCACGTGAAGGACGCAGGCAAGCCGCGAGCAGTTGATGAGATATGCAAGGCTTACGACACGCCAGAGATGATAAGAATCATCAAGCAGCGGTATCCAGATATATCAATTATGGTTTATCCTGATGCGTCTGGCGGCTCTCGAAAGTCGGTTGATGCGTCGAAAACAGATATAGCACTACTAACGCAAGCGGGCTTTTCTGTGATGGCTAAAGGCAAAAATCCGTTTGTCAAGGATCGTGTGCTAGCCATGAATGTTGCTTTTTGCAATAATGACGGCTATAGAGCTTATTTAGTCAACGCTGACATGTGCCCAAATTACGCCGATTGCTTAGAGCAGCAAGTATGGTCTGATAATGGCGAGCCCGACAAGAAAGCAGGCAACGACCACATGAACGACGGCGGCGGCTATTTTATTGCGTATGAGTACCCAGTAAACAAACCTATTCACAACATTGACGTAGAGTTTCCAATATGAGCGCAGGCGTAAAAACGACGCACCCTGAGTACGACAACAATCTGACTAAGTGGCGAAAAGTTGATAATTTGGTTGAAGCTAACGTCACGCAATACCTGCGCAATGTTGGCAAATCTGAGAAGGACGCAAAGAGGCAGATCGAGCGCCAGAAAGAATATGAAGACGGCGCAGTGCTGGATAACTTCACGCTTAAGACGTTAACGGGTTTAACTGGTTCAGCTTTTCTAAAGCCTATAACTGTTGACCTTCAATCAAACCTTGAATACTTGGCAGACGACGTAGACGGCGTAGGCACTACGATAGAGCAGCAAGCAAAAGAAGCAGTCGATCAGGATTTAAGAAAGGGGCGTTTCGGCCTGCTTGCTGACATGCCAGAGACTGAGGGTGAAACCACGCTCGCGAGCATGGAGAACGGTTCAACAGTCCCGCGTATTACGCGCTATCACGCCGAAAATATAATTAACTGGAATTATCGACTACAAGGATCAGCGCAAAAGCTCGATTTAGTAGTGTTGACTGAAGAGGTCAATAATGGTGTTGATAAGTTCAGTCATGACACCGAATTGCAATACAGGGTGTTAGCGCTAGACGAGGACGGATTCTACTATCAACAGATTTACTCAGCAGAGCTAGAAGTAACAGATCCAGTCTACCCGCGCCAAGCTGGCAGCTTGATGACTGAAATACCTTTCTTTTTTATCGGTGTGGCTGACAATACGGCGACGGTAGACGCCAGCCCGATATACCCTATTGCTGAGTTAAACATAGGTCACTTTCGAAACAGCGCCGACACTGAAGAGAACAGCTTCGTAGCATCTCAGGCTATGCTTATCTTGGCATTATCAGAACAGATAAACGCTGAGCAGTGGCGCAAGGATAACCCCGACGGCGTGCGTATAGGCTCGCGCAGAGGGCTAAATGTTGGCTCAGGTGGTAACGCCTCGTTTATCCAAGCTGCTGAGTCTGACAAGGCACAAAAGCTGATGGAGATGAAGAAGAGCCAGGCGGTCGAGCTTGGTGCGCAGATCATCCAGCCAGGTACGCAGATCACAGCAGAGACGGCGCGGATTCAGCAGAGCGTTAACCATAGCACGCTGTCAAGTATCGCCAAAAACGTTACGTCGGCTTATCGTGATGCGCTTACTGTGTGCGCTGGTTTTCTTGGCAGTGATTACGATTCGAGCTTCAAGCTTAATCAGGATTTCTATATGTCTACGCTAACAGCTCAAGACCGTGCCCAGTGGGTTAGCGAGATACAGCAAGGCATCACGCCTAGAACGCTTTATTATATAAAGCTTAGAGAGGCGGGAGAGTTCCCTGATGACTGGACGGAAGAGCAGATAGCCAACGAGCTTGAGACGCAAGGGCTTCTATAATGCCTGATGAGATTATTTCGCACCAGATACTGGTAAACAGGTTTGGTGCTAAAGTGGGTCGTGATGCTGTGCCGGTACTCCGCAAGCTGCGTGACCAGATCACGGCGCGCGTGTTGCTTGAGGGCGACACGATCAAGACCAAGAGGCAGCTAACCGAGATACTCAAGGATGTTAACCAGTCGTTAAAGCTAGCACTTGGCAGCTATACCAAAGAGGTGCGCGACGAGCTGAGCGACTTCCTAGCTGAAGAGATAGACTTCAATGCTGGCACGCTTGCTAGCCCTCAGTTACCGCCAAAGAAAACTATTTTCCGAGATGTGCTGAGTACACCTATGAATCTTGACGGTCGGGCGGTCACGTTGGCGCAGGCTGAGAAACAGTTAACAGATAGCGCCAAGCAAAAGATCAACGGCTATATCTCGAACGGCTATTACCAGGGGCAGCCCACGCGAGAAATCGCAGCCAATATGCGCCAAGCTTTGAATACTACTAAAGCAAATACAGAGGCGGTGGCGCGCACTGCGGTAAATCACCTGGCGAACGAATCACGGAACGCGATATATCAAGCTAATGATGATCTAGTTCAAGGCTATGTGATCGTGGCCACGCTTGACGTGAGAACGTCGGATATATGTCGCGGCTTCGACGGTAGACAGGTTAAATTCTCTGACAGTTACCAGCCTATGCCGCCTTTTCATTACAACTGCAGGACAACTACGCAGCCGTGGTTTGTTGATGAGCCTCCGCCTAAAGAAGAGACGTACTACCAGTGGCTTAAGCGTCAACCGACTGACGTGCAGAATGAGGCGCTAGGTGCAAAGAAAGCGGCAGAGTTTAGGGCGGGTAATTTAAAGGGTGATGACTTGAAAGGCGCGGCTGCTAACAGATTAAATCAACCGTTATCACTAGATAAACTGAAAAAGAAACGGCGAAATATTGACGAGATTTAACCACGGTTTCGCTTTTGTCAAAAATGCGTTACCATAATGAAAAACCATGTCGGCAGAGCTGACAACTTATTGACTCTGGGGGTCATTAATGAACTTTGAAGATTTAAAAAGCCAAGAAGATTTAGACAGCTTTGTGAAAACAGCCGTGTCTGACGCAATTGAAACCAAGACTTCAGGCCTAAAAGCTAAAGTAGAGGAGCTTCTCAATGAGAAGAAAACCGAAGCAGGTAAGCGCAAAGAGGCAGAAGAGGCAGCAAAGAGCAAGGATCTTGAAGCAGCAAAAGCAGCCGGAAAAATAGAGGAGGTAGAAAAAGCCCTCTCTTTACAGTTCGGCGGCGAAATCGAAAAGTTAAAAGGCGAGCTAGACGATAGAAACAACGAGATCTTAAGTGGCAAAAAAGAAACGCTTCTAGAATCGTTGTCTAGTAAGTTTGTGTCGCCAGACACAGCGAAGCTTATGCTCGCTAACATGGTTGAAACGGTGCGCAGTGATGACGGTATCGTAAACAATTTTAAAGGGCTTGATGGGTCTGTGGTAACAACTGACGTTACCAAATTTGCAGAATATCTATCAAGTCAAGATAGTTTTAAACCCTTGTTAAAGGGTGTAGATTCCAGCGGGGGCGGGGCTTCTGGTGGTAAAGGTAACTCTAGCGGGGCTAGCGGTTCCGGCGAAACGGTAAAGGAGCGGCTACAAGCGCGCCTTAAAGAATCAGGTTTAACTAAATAGGTAATAAATTATGTCTTTATCAGATATGAAGGTCTATCAGACCGAAATCGAAACAACCGCTTTAGAGTTAGTAGGTCAAAAAATTGACTCTTTTAATGCGGCCTCTGGCGGCTCAGTTATTCTAAATGCTGATGCATGGAAGGGTGACTATTCCACACAGTCTTTTTACAATCAATTGGTTGGTGCGCGTCGTCGTGTTGATCGCTATGCAGCTAACGGCGCTCAG